CCATTAATTCTTTAGATCCTTTGACTGCTGTTTGTAAGTCATGTTCTAGGATTGTCATGAGAAACTTCTCTTCATATTCTTTATCATCTTCCCAAAAATCTTCGACGCAGAGGTGGCCTACGCCTATCGTTCTTTTGTTTAGGGTATCTAGGTATACCTTGTTTCTGTATCCTTCATGATCCTTAACGGATTGTAATAGTCTTTCCATATTCATACATACACCTTCGTTACTGGTCTTTTATTTGCCAACATTCTTCCAAACCCTCGTGGTTTGACTTTGACAAAACCGCCTTTCCTTTTTTTAATAATTTTATTTCCATGTTCTTTAGCAAATTGTTTTGCTACTTCAGGTTCATTCGCATACAAATATGCTCTTTGCTTTGCAGATCTAAATGGCATTATCTAAAACGCCTTGTCTTCTTTGCTATGTTCTTAGGTTGTTTAGAAAATTGTTTTCCTTTTTTCTTAGCTTTTCTTTTAGCTTTTGTAGTGGCAGCATACTCCTGTGAAGATAGATTTTTTATCGCTGCACTTGGCAAATAACGCTCGCCAGTAACACTTGATTTTTTTCCAGACTTTGTTCTCCATTTTTGTTTACCCCAATCCTTTAAACTTTTTTGTGACTTCGCTAAAGCCATTACGATTTATAACCACCACCTGCTTTTTTATAAGCCTTTGCCATTGCCTGGGCTTTTCTCGCTGACCATTGTCCTGCGGCGGTCCCATGTGAAGCTTGTGATTTTATGCGATTAAATATTTTTTTACGGAGTCCGGGTTTAGTATAATTTCCAGCTTTGTTTACCGTAGATTTCTTTTTTGTTTTAACCGCTCCACCTTTTTTAGCTTTAATAACTCCTCTTCCAATCAAAACATCTTTACGAGTTACTTTACCATCACCACTTAAATCTGTTAGTTTTCTTTTAGCCATTATTTACCCTTCTTAAATAAACTCATTGCTGCTGGTCCCGCCTTCACGCCAAATGAAACTGAGCAGGCCAAATACAATAAGTGTTTATAATAGTCCGGAAGTGAGTGCAAGGCTTCAAACCCAGCTTTAATGTGTTCTGTCCATCCAGGCACGAAGACTGCAATCGCTGGAGCCAAAAGACAAATTAAAATTATTTCATCTTTCCAGCTACCCTTCATTTGATCAACAGCTGCCGCTTCCCACTTAATTTTTCCAGCAGCGATGTCTTCATTTCTTTTTTTCTCTGCGTGGATTTGTGCGATCTTAACTTCGCCTTTTAATTTCTTCGTTTGTACGAAACCCCTCACGGCGTCTGTGGCCACACCTAGTAAGGGCTTCGCTAATAATTGCCACACCATAAAATTATATTGCTCCGATTACAATAATCACGATCACTGCAACAATAGCCGCCTTGATCCAGTCCTTCATTTTCCAATCCGACCATTCTTTTAAATGATCCCATAGATCTTTTAGTAGATTCATAAAAACCTCCTTTAAAAAAAAGTAGCTTATCTTAATTTACGATTAAAATAAACCTTTGAACGGTACTTTTTTAATTTGTACCTTACTGCGTTGACCCTTTGGTCCAGCGCCTAAATTTTGTTTTACTTTTGGTCCTTCCATAGTAGCACTGTAAACATCCGCTATTGCAGTTTTATTTACATGAGGACCTGCATAAGGATTCATGTCACTAGAAACTGTCATTTTAGCATTTGGATATAGCGAACCATTTATATATTTTGGTTTTGGGTTGTTTAATGCCATGTTATCTCCTTTAATGATAAGTTATCTTTTCAGCTTCTATTATAAAACTTTTATTAGCAAAATCAAATAAGTTTTCAGCTTCTATAACACCTACTTCTTCTACCAGTATTAATTTTGACACGTTAATTAACGCTGTTGCAAACTCAATAGGGTCTATTTTTTCTTGATCAATGTTTTTTCTAGCCGTTTGATAAAGACTTTTGTACCATTTGTCGTAATTAGTCACGCTTTGCCCTTCCTTGTTCCTTTTCAAGGGCTACTCTAGCACGTAGTTCTGCGATATCCTCAATAGAATCTATCTTTTGTGTTTGTAAATCTTCTTTTTGTGCAAATTTCATTTTATCTAGGGCTATTCTTTCCTTACCTTCGGTTACTTTTCGCTGTAAGTCCTGTTCTTCTATGTTTAATTCCTTCTCACGTAGCGCAACTAGCTGATCTGTACCTTGTGCATCAAGGAATTCTTGCTCCTCCGCTACCATATCGTTAGTTAATTCAGCAATTCGAATAGCAATTTGTGATTCTATCTCTTTTTGTACTTGTTGTGCCTGTTGCTGCATCTGTGGATTTTGTGCCATCATAGGATTTTGCATTTGTTGTTGCATTTGTTGTAATTGTGGTCCCATTTGTGCCATAACTTCCTGTCTTGCTAGCAATGCTGTGTGTTCAGAAATATGTCCTTGTAATAATGCTAACACTTGTAGGTTAGATTTAACCAAAGAGCTAGACATAAACGCTCTATGCGCATCAATGTGTGCTTGTTGATTTTGAACTTCGAAAGCACGTAGTGGTTTTAGTCCTAAAGCCATTGCATTCTCTATACCAGGGTCAATTGGTTTTGGTTCTGGTGGTGGAGGTAACAAAGCTTCAATGTTTTGAACATTTAAAGATTGATACATTCGACGATATGCTTCTTGTAAGTTATGTATCTCTGGTGCAGCCTGTGCCAGTTGTAATTGTAGTTGAGCCATTGCCACTCTTTGTGACATTGAAAACATATTTGGATCAGAAACAGGAACAACATCAACACGATCATCAAAATCTGTTTGCTTAATCATTTGATTACCACCAACAACCATGTATGGATATTCAGGTGGTAAGAAAGTTCCAAATACTTTTGCTAATAATTTAAACTCATGTTTTTGTGCGTAGTGTAAACGTTTGTGGATAGCGCTCATTACTTTTGCGCCTTGTTCCATCATGGCTAAAGTTGTACCAACTGGAGCATTTGTATTTGTTTCTGAAATTTTTATATCAGCTACTGCTGCAAACTTTTGTCCAGCGTCAACACAAAAACCTAAAAGATTAAATAGCGTTGGATCAGGACCCTTGTATGGTAGTGGCATCAAACCAGAACGTAAGTCTCCGCTTGGTGCGTCTATGTCTCTAAATTCTCCTGGTTGTAATGGACTATCGTCGTCAGAGATTCGTATGCCCTTGGCTTTAAATCCTGCTGGTAAATTGGAAAGTGTTCCCGCATCAATAAGTTGACGAAGCGTGGAGGTAGCCGTTCTTGATAAACCCCCAAGCATATGGATAAGACCAAAACCGTAAAAGCCAAGACCAGGAAGGAACTTGTAGTGAACGAAATATTCAATTTTTTTTCTAAGGGGATCTGTCTCCTGATAGTTTCTGTATATGGATAATATTTTATTGGAGCCTTCATCAACTGTTACAATGTATGGTACCTTAATACCCGTAGCCTCGCCGGTTGTAACGTCGACATCTTCGAAACCTTCTATGTCTAAATCGCAATGTATTTCGTACAGCGTATAAACATCTTCTTCGTATCCTGTTTTTTCTACGCCTTCTAACTCATTATATTTTTTCTGTATGTTTGTTTCTTCATTACTTGTTTGTACATCAACGTCTCTATAAAATCCTGCTACCTGTTGTTTGAGCAAATCATTTTGTGATATCTTAACGATGTGTGTAACACGTTCCGCTGATTGTAAATCGGTTGCTAAGTAATTAACAATTAAATCTTCACTCGGAATAAATTTTGAAACAGCTGCTTGTTTTGTTGCTTCGTAGTAAACTTTTTTGAAAGCAGACCCTGCAAGAGGTAAATGAAAAAGTAACTGATCCATATCAGGTGTGTACTCTTCCATCTTATCGGTAATCTGATAGTTCATGAAATCTTGAACCCTATCTGCTTGCGCTATAATTTCTGGACTCTCTGCTCCAATGATACTTGTTTTAACAGGACCACTTGGTGGTAGTAACTCTTTGAATGCTGATGCTTGAAACTGTGTAACAGATTCTGCTAATAGTGGATGCGTAACACTGCTCGCTCCTTGAAATGGCTCGGAACGTTCTTGATGTTTAAATCCTAATAAATCTAATCCCTTGGTATACGAAAACTCCCACTCGTGCCGTGATTCACGGTCCGATTTTACTTCTCCAACAATATCACTTGCGATATTGCCTAATACATTATCATCTAAAAATTCTGCTAAGTTGTCTGCAAATTCCGCTTCAAGTGGCTTGGATGACGGATCAAAGTCTATAACTGCCCCGCCTTCTTCTGTTTCCTCAATCTCTATCTCTTCATCACCATTTATTCCTTTAACAATATCACTTGCTTCAACGTCCACCGTTTCTTCAACTTCTAAATCAGGATTTGCAACTCCTGTAATTCTTTTATCTACAGCCATTATCTTCTCGCCTTACCATAGCCACGTTTAGCAGCGCCGCCAGATTTCATTCTCATCGGTTTCATTTTTATCACGGAACCTTCTGCTGAACCTTTTGCAAAACCACCTTCGTTATATCCTTTTACGTATGTTGGATTAATTGTAAATAATTCTTGTTGTATAATTTCTATTTGATCTTGATCCCCATTTGCGATTGCATCTTCAAGAAGATCTCTTAATTGTTTTACTCTACTCTCG